CTAGTCGGCTTCATTCCTGGGCAATGCTACGTTATGACGACGACTCAGAAGAGTTCTACCTATCGATTTGAAGGTATAACCGATCTGAATCACTCACCGGCGTACTTTAGTGAAATCACTAAGGAACGTTCGGGAACTGCGTCGTCTAGCGTCACAGCCAATGTGCCTTTCCTCAGTGGAAGGCAGCTTGGTATTCTTGCATCTCTCGCAATCACGCGAAGATGAGTCCCTACACAGGAGCGTCGTGATGACGCCCCATGGAACGCCGCGAGGCGCCCCGAAAGGAAACCCATGCTCACGGATCCGCAGACTCTCACGGTTAACTCGATTGCCAAATCTATGGCGCGTATTAACCAGGATAACAACAGTGCCGTTTATCGGCTCCGTTCCTCGACCGACGAACTTGTCCTCTCTATCAAGCACTCCGACGGAAAGATTTCCGGAGGACAGTTTGGAGAGGGACATGTGGTTAAGGTAGACTACACAGTCTTCGCGACGAGTAGTGTGCCGCAACTGCGTTTGGCCACGTGGCTTGTTATTCAGAATCCGGACGGGATGGACTTGACTGTCGTCAAGAATCACGTTCTGGCTCTGACTGCCTTCGCCACAAGTGCCAATATCGATAAGTTCCTGAACGGTGAAAGCTAAGCTTTCTTCAGGTCCTTGTTGATAGGTCAGTGTTATCACTCGCTTGCGCGAGTAGAGTCGCTAAGTTGCAGGATCCACCTCAAGCCTATAGGAGATACAGTTATGACTGCAGTTCCTGTGGGGCATGAGTTCCTCGTGGGAGCGTACAAGGCTCTTTATAGAGACATTGTACGTTGGATTCCTGAAGCGAATCGCAAGTCACTTGAGTGGGATCAAATCCAACTTGAGCGCCTTGTTTTGGACAGAGGCCAGCGGTACTTCACCATTGACCTCCCTGAGTTCGGGAAAGTTTTCGAACAATCCCTTGCTGCAGGCTCACTCCTCGATCAGTCAATACCTGGCTTTCACAAGCTAGTGACTAGTAGAGGAAACGACGCGAG